AATCCAACACCCTGAGCACTAGGAAGAACTACCAAACCATTTTGAACGGTAATAGTATCATCAGTTTCAGAGAGGACCTCTCCAATAATTTCTTCACCAGTTACGATACGAATCAGTTTTACATCAATCATTTGAATTCACACTCCACCATAATTTCGGTTAAACAAGCAAGCATATTTATTTCTTGGTCGGCAACGAATGCTGCCTGATACTGATACTTAGCAATAATGAGCACAGCAGCAGGAACAGTAGCGTTTGTAAGGGATGAATAGCAAGCATCGTAAATACGACGCATAAGTACAGTAGTATCATTATCCAGATTAGAAACGATCCACTTACGAACCTCTGCAAAGTTCTTCTCCTTAAGGTTCTTGACAAGTTCATTTACAGCAACATCAGAGAAAGTAGCAAGAATGCCAGAATCAATCTTCCCACTAACAGAATATCGCTGAATCTCATTGAGTACACGACGCCAGTCTGGAAAGTGCTTGTTAACAAGTTCTACCAGGACCTTGTTATCATATTCAACACCTTCTGTATCCAAGATTTCTTGGAGACGCTTGAAGAATTGTGCTGCAATGGATTGTCGGTCTTTTCCTTTGATCCCAAATTCCACGACAGCACACCTGGAGTGGAGGGGTTCGAGGATTTTGTTTTTGTAGTTGCAAGTGAAGATGAATCTGCAATTGCCAGCGAACTCCTCAATAAACGCCCGTAGGAGGAGTTGTACATCGTTGGATGTGTTGTCAGCTTCGTCAATGATAATGACTTTGTGTTTAGAATCTGACGTAAGCGATACGGTCGAAGCAAAGTTTTTCGCATTGTTTCTGACAGTATCGAGGAATCGTCCCTCATCGGATCCATTGATGACATATACATCTACTCCAAGTTCTCTACATAGTGCCTTTGCTACTGTTGTTTTGCCGATGCCTGGAGGACCAGCAAGTAGCATATTAGGAATCTCTCCTTTATCTAGGAAAGATTGAAAGGTTTTCTTTGTACTCTCAGGGAGAATACATTCTTCAATAGTCTTGGGTCGGTATTTTTCAACCCAAAGAAATTCATCACTCATAATAAAGGTTATACCCAATCAGGTTTACGATCTGGAATACGAAGGTAATTATCGCATACCCATGGTTTAGATGCAATATACATCTTATAAGCAGTGAAGATATCAATGCTTGTATCATACTTGAACTCATCCGGTCCAGCAAAGACAAAGGGTGTTGTATCCTTTCCACTGCGACCTTGTGGGTCTGCGGTAGGAAGTATCTCCTTTGCTGCTAGAAGGGTCTTGTGGCAGGTGTGGACCTTACCATAGCGAGCAGTGTACTCTTCACACATAGCAAGTCCATGAGCAAGTAACCACTGCCAATTGGTTACAAATTCATTCGCCCACTTGGTGCAGGGATGATTACGAAATGCTCCCTTCTCAGTTGCGTATGGAGTTCCATCTGCTCTAGGAAGAGTGCCAAAGTTATGACCCCATTTATCAGAACATACAATTGCAAGCATCTGACAGGTCTCTAGAGGCATCTTGACAATGTGCTTGTCAGGGAGAACCGTAGCAGACTTGTATGGGGATGGGTCCGTAACAAAGATGTTCATATCAAAAGTTTACTAACGCTAATTGAAAGTAGGAACGTTAACATTATAACAAGGTCCCACGCCCTAGTTCTAATAAAGTATGGGATTGTAATCAAATCTGCAACAAAATGTATTAGGACCCCCCAAAAAGAACTGACGTGGAGAATGATAAAGTAGGCAACAATAACTCCAATGCTACCCACAATCCTCATCCTAACTAGAGCATCATCCAAAGGTTGAATCGGGTTCAAGGGCAATGTAATAGGTAAGATTGTACTTAGTATTCATAAACTTAGAAAGGAGTTTAGAGGAAACAACTACATCATAGGCACCAGGAATAATCTTGATATTCTCCACTTTGAAGTTGAAAGAAAACTCTTGGTCAGTCTCACCTACAACAATAGCGTACTGGTTAGAAGTATCGTTCTTCTTGTCATGTACTACCAGTTTGATAACGCCTGCTTCGCCAACGGCAGAAAAGTCTGGGAGTTGATAAACTTGTGCCGCCTTAACCAGTTTTTCAAGAGAAGCACTATCTAATTGAAAACATACGTCTTCAGTAGGTAGAGTAATCTCTTTCTCTGGAGGAGAAACAATAACCGCAGGGTCAGCATAAAAATACTTAACTCTACGCTTACCTTCTTTAATGCTCAAGTAACTATCTTGATTAAAGTCAAGATCAGGATCTTGATGAAGACTCAAACCATTCAAGAATTGGTTTAAATCATAAATTGCAAAGTCACGGGGAAAATCTTCCTTAATATCTGCTTCTGCCAGAATGTTTTTAGCAACAGAGATAGTGCGGAGACGAGTGCCTTCTTTCACCAGAATAGAATTGTTAATTCCAGCAAAGTTTTTTAGTACCGTGAGAGTGTTATCAGACAGTTTCATAGTATTGAGTGGTTTCAGTTTCATTGTGGATAAGTTTCACGATTTGCATTCTTGTCATTAAAATGCATCAGAAGTACAGCATAATGCAAGATCTTCATAATGTCACGACGGGCAGTGCCCTTCTTATCATATCGTGACGCATACTTGAGGATGTTGCTGCGACAGAATGCCTCACCATCACCACAAGCTTCAATAAGATCCAGAGTTTGAATCTTATCATCGCCAGCAGAATAGTGCTGGTCATATGTTCTAGTGATGTAATCTTTCAGTTCTTTAATAATTACATCTTCACTATACTTCTGTCTATTATTAGATTCGGATTTTTTATCCATAGTCAGGTCAAAGTTAATGTGGTCTTCGCCACCAAAGGTCATAGGTACAGGTTGTGCTGCAAAGGGACCAGGATCACCAATATCGATACCATCATATCCAGTGCTGCTAAATGTGATGGTATCATCAGACATACCACCTGAGAGATGAGATCCCAGATTCAACATGTAACCGTAGTCTTCTTCGCCAAGTGTTTGAGTCATGTTCAATTCATCGTAAAGTAAACTCCAAGCATTAGTCATTATATCAGGCAGTGGTGTAGGTGTCAACGGTATCTTCAGAAGGCATCACAAAGTCAGCATCAACTTTATCATACAATTCCAAGAATGCTTGCTTGGTTTCATCATCGAAACGATTGACACAGACTTGAATTGCCTTTCCCTTATCTCCAAAGATACTGTATGCCTTCACAATATGAACCAGTCGGCGGGTGCTGATGATCTCCTCAATACCACCATCATAGAAGGTTTTGCGGATGATATCTGCCCAGTCGGCAAGTCGCTTACAGAAGTTTTCATCTGTACAAAGTTTGTTGAGGATCTTGATTTCAATAGCAGCAGTAGGATACTCCTGCTCAAAGGTTACTGGGAATCGCTCAAGGAAGGCTTCATTGAGCACGTTAGTTCCAATGAATCGTCCGTCGTCGCTACCTTTACCCTTAGTGTTTGCTGTGGCGATAACGTTGAATCCACTTGCAGGGTCAATCCATCGACCGATTTTTTTAAGGAAAACTCCTTTTCCCTCAAGGATGCTTTGGAGACAGAGAATTTTGTTACTAGCGAGGTCGATCTCATCAAGGAGCAAGACAGCTCCTCGCTGGAGTGCTTCAATGACTGGTCCATTATGCCAGACGGTTGCACCATTGACAAGGCGGAAACCACCAATAAGATCATCTTCATCAGTTTCGATTGTAATGTTTACACGGATGAGTTCCCGTCCAAGTTGGGCGCACGCTTGCTCAACAGAAAACGTTTTACCATTACCCGAGAGACCCGTGATAAACGTAGGGTAAAATACACGGGATTCAATAATTTTTTTAATATCACCAAAGTTGCCAAACTTGACGAAGGAATCATCTTTCTGGGGAATAAGATTTTGTTCAATAGCAGGCAACGCAGGAGGTGCTTGATAAGTTTGTTCTAGTTTCTCTTGTACAGTCAGATTCCATTTACCGCGTCCAACTTTACAATCAGAGAGTTTATTAGTAACGGTCTGATAATTACAGTCATTCATCGCACACCAAGCACGGATATCTGCTGTAGTCACAGATTCGCCGTAAGTTTCTTGAAGTGATTCGATGATACTGCTTTTGGACAGTCCCATTGGGTTGTTTGTTTTAACTGAAGTAATTATACAATAAAAAAGGGGGTCCGAAGACCCCCTGTGGACAGTTAGGAAAGTGGATTACTCCCCTTCTACTTCTTTGAGTTCTTCAATCAAAGATTCTTTACTATGCCTTCTGTCAAGTTCAACACCAAGAGTTCTACCATAGTTCTCAAGTTGCTTCTTACTCATTTCCTCAAGAGGACTTGCTTCAGTAAGCACTTCCTCTTCAGGAGTAATTAGAACTTCTTCTTTTACTGGTTCTGGTGCAGACTTGCCGCCCAGTAAATCTCCAAATCTAGTCATTTTCAATAGCCTCCTTTCTTAGACTTTTTTTTCTTTTTGGAACCACAAGATCCCTCATCAACTAATTCACCTTCTAGTTCATAAGAATTTTTTTGAGTTGATACAAGCGGTTTACGTGGTTCACCATTAGTTGACTTCATCGCTTTAGGATTTAATTTTTGAAGGAAACCTCCCACTCTGTCTTTAATTCCTCTCAGAAGTCTATCACCAGGCGGTTCTTTACCACCAGCGGTCATCCTCATAGTTGTACCTTTTGGAGCAGCATCTGCTCTGATTGCAGCAGTAT